CGCTTTTGGGAGTCGGAGGTGGCTTAGACCAACTTCCTTGGCAAAATATACGAATGGAGGGGATTATTATGGCAGATTCGGATATGATTGAACGGTTGGAAAAGCAGATTGAGGGTAGTAACCTCGCTCTTGCTGCCGTTGCCGAGGTGTTGCACAAGATGGACTCTCGACTAACGAAAGCTGAAGAGGAAGAATTTGAGTTGTCTCAAGACGAGGCAGACCAATTTGAGAAGCAAGAGATAATTAAGGCTGTAGCCAGTGAAGTATATGGGATGATTAAATCCGATACTGGCGCACAGTGGGGAGATTCGACTGACGTTAAAGCTAAAAGTATGCCAGCTGGACATGATGATGCAGAGAAGGCTGTAACTATTGATAGCAAGACTGAAAATGCGAATCGCACAATTCAAGCTATGCAGAAACAGCTTGATTTGTTGAAGGAAAGCATGGAAGAGGATTTGGAAAAAGAAGGGTATGGAAAGGCTTTTGGAGATGACGATGCTCCTGAGGATGATGAAGACGCAGATAAGAAAGATGAAGATGAAGAAGAATTCCCAGAAGAAGTACAAGAAATGGCAAAGCAAATAGCTGAACTACAAAAGATGGTTTTGTCAAAGAACCAGAATGTTCAGTCTATGATTGAATCAGAAACTGAGTCCCGCTTGCGAAAGATGGGGTTCCGTGAAGAGAATGGCTTAAACCGTCCTCAACTGATTTCCTATGGTGACTCTCTAGGTGTAGACGACAACACCCCTATTCGCAAGTCCAATAACCCTGAAGATTCTGTTGACCAGATGATGCAACTTTCTTATGGTGAGTTGCGACGGTTGCAGGAACAGATAGAGTCGGGCGATACTGATGGTGTGCCTAGGGAATTGCTAGGTTAATATAAATTGATTTTAAGGAGAAACGATTATGGCTAATCCATCCCTAGCTGAGTATATATCTCAGTCACAACGAGGGCTTTACCAGAGCGTTTTCGGCCCTGGGTTTATGAAGAAAGCTGGTGCTGGTATCGGTACACCGTTTACGGTTGATACTGCCACTGGTATCTTTAATACTACCTATGGACGAAAAGTCTGGCAAGCTCTAAATAACCAAACTCGTTTCTTTAATGCGGTTCCCCGTGTAGTATGGGGCAACACAGCTGGTTGGAGGGTACGGACAGACCGTGGTTCTAACCGTTCTCGTCCAGTAACGGAAACTGGAAATATCCCAACCGTGGACATTTCCGACATTCAGACGGTATCGAGCTTGCCTCGTATCGTTTCCACAACTTTCGGTGCGTCAGTCAAGTCCGTCTTCACGGCGCAGTTGGAAGGTGGTGTCGGTGATGTACTGGCGTTGGAAAATGAGAACGCCCAGCTTGACCACATTAAAGAGATAAATGAAGAGCTTCTTGCTCTAGGCGCAGCCAGAGCTACTGGTGGTTCTGATACCACTGTAGTATTTGGTGCTACTAGTGCGATTGCTAAACACTTCAAGATAGGCGATGAAATAAATAGATATGACTTGAGTGGTACAGCCCATGATATTACTGGCGGTGTAACCGTTGGTGGTGCTAGTGGTACTGCCCATTCTAGTGGTACAGTAACTCTCGACGCTACTGGTTTGTCTGATGCTTGGGCAGCAGGTGACATTGCTTACATCTATAGCCGTGCAGGGTTTAGTTCCTTGGACGATATGGTAGCGGAAGATGGTATGGCTGTTGGTGGTAATGAAGCCCGTACTAGGGTGTTCGACCTTACTTTGGCAGGACGTACTGCTGGCGGTTGGAATGCTGCTGCTAGTGTTAGCCACAATGCTGGCGTAGGCCGTGACCTTTCATTGAATTTGTTGGATAACTCTATCCAAAAGATTCGTGAGAATGGTGGCGAACCTAAGCTGATTTTGATGGGACATGACCAGTATTTCAAGCTAGAGCGTCTGCTAAATTCTCAGCAGCGTTATATGGGCCAGGAAGAGTATCAGGTTGGTGTAGGCTCTGAGCGTACATTCCCAGGTACCCGAACTGGTTTGGTATTGGCAACTTACATGGGCATCCCAATTCTTCCCGATGCGGATGTGCCTAAGTCTGTTTCCAGTTCTGGAACTGTTCTTGGTTCCAACATCTATGTGTTGGACACCGATTATATTGAAATGGCGATTGCACAGCCCACCCAGTATGTAGAGAACCGTGACTACTTCGCAGCTAATGCGCTAGTCGTTAGGGGCTTGCTCTATACGATGGGTGAAATGCGATGCAAGAACTTGTGGGTACAAGCTAAAATAGCTGACCTCAACGCCTAATCCACCGCTTGAGGGGCGGGAGCTTAAAAACTCCTGCCCCCCTTTTTTTACTAATCTACTCGACATTTAAGGAGAGATATTATGGCTCTTACGATAACTGTTCCTGGCAACGCCTCTGATATGACAGGTGTTCCAGGGAATAACAAATACGTCATTAAGACTTGCACATTTGATAATAGCTATGCTACTGGTGGCGAGTCCCTAACTGCAACTACATTGGGTTTGGAATCAATCCATTTTGTAGCTTTGTCAATGGAGAACAGTGGTTATGTCCCGCAATATGATTACACTAATTCTAAAATAGCTTTGTATGAAGCTGGCGCAGATGGAGCAATACTAGATGAGGTAGCTAATGCTACAAACGTTTCAGCGGTTGTAGTTCGTGTACTAGTCTTCGGAAGATAATGCTTTATGGCATTGAATACAGATACGGAGTTAGATGTTAAATTAGCCGTTTATATGGAACGGCTTGACTCATATATTGATAGTCAAACAAAGCTAAACGAAAGTATTTGTCAAAGAGTAGAAAAAGTTCATGCGGAACTAGATGAATTAAAACATTGGAGAACCAAGATTTATGGGGTAAAATCTTCTGTTGTGGTGCTAAGTTTAATTATGATGCACACGGGCGTAATTTTAGGAAGTGTGTTCGCCATGATGAATTGGTTCTCAAATAGGTAGGAGTGGTTTATGAATTCTGAACATTTTCCTGAGG